TCCAAGGAGTGGTCTCTGAAGAAGCGCGAGGAAAACGAGAAAGCAGTGAAGGACTGGAGGAGAGGGATTGATTGGTTGGCGGAACTTCGTGATACACAGGAGCAGGACTATGCTCCAGTGCGTGGGCTCGCTCCTAAAGACTCCACGCTTAGAGCAGTAGAGGACGGGGTCTATGCAATCCCGGGCGCACTCACTACTAGTGGTGTGGCGTTCATTCCATTTGTGGGAATGCCGTTATCCTTCGGCATGATGAAGGAGTTTGATCGGGAGAAGTATCGACGTGAGATCCTCAATAACGGTGGATCAAGAGAGGATGCGTATCGTCTGGCCGGGGGGATGTCGATGGTTTCAGCCGTGCCTAATATGCTTCTCGAGAAGTTCCAGTCCTACGGTTTAGCGGGTAAAGTTCCCGGGCTGGGCAAGGTATTCGGCAAGATCGATGACATCTTTGCAAATAAGATTGGACGGTTTGGCACTAAAATGATGGTGGCTGGTGCAGCGGAGACCACGGTGGAACTTTCGCAGCAGGCGACTACCGATCTCGTGCAGGACATCACCAACTCCTTCAAGGAATTCAATCCCATTGTTCCCGATATCGAGTGGAAGAACGGGAAAGATGGACACTTTGACGGATACTTTAATAAGACGCTCACGACATTTGTTGCAGTCGCTCCTCTGGGAGTGATGGTTGCGGGTCGTGGGATGTCTATGGAGAGTAGGGCTGAGGCACTAAAGACCGCCTCCCCTCTGGAGCGCAAAGCATTCGGAATCACTGAAGAGGCGAGCGAAAGACTCGAGAGTGCATCAACTCCCCGGGAGATGGTGGAGGCTTTCGAGTTTGCAGTGAAGACCCGGGAGCCGTGGTCTGAGTCTGCAAAGGAGGGCGTGATGGAACTCGAGGACATGCAGAAGATGCGTGATAAGACTACGGAAGACTCGCGGAAGTTTGGCGTATCTCCAGCGGTGCGCGTCGCTCCCGACTCTGAAGTCTATGAGGTATTTGATCGCACGACGGGAGATGTTATCTCAAGAACCGAGAGTCCACGGGAGGCTACCGAGGAAGTATTCGACCAACTCCAGCTTAGGGAGTCGGAGCAGCCTCATTACTTTCAAGAACTTCAAGCATCATTCGAGGCAGCATCTCTGGATGTGCAGCAGTCGGGTGAGGCAGTCGAGGTCGCTACTGGTAAGTTTACAGATGCTGAAGTGGAACTCGCTTCTCCTGATGCTGGTAAACGCCTCCAGACGGAGCGTGAACTCATTGAGCAGCGCCGGGGTGGAACTGGTGAAATCGCTCAGGAAGTGATGGGAGAGAAGGACTCAAGGACAATAGCGGGTGCGTACACTCCATCCGGGAAGATGGGTCGCACTCAGGCAGTCACTCAACTCTACAATGGATCCAGCGTGCTCACCCTTATTCACGAGCGAGGCCACGCCAAGCGTAGGAAGCTAATGCAGTCCGGCGCATGGAAGCGGGGTGATCAGATCTCGGCACTGAAAGGTTTGGATAGTTTGATCACCAAGTCTGACGAGAGATTTCTCCCGGAGAATTTCGAGGAGTTGAGCGAGACGAAGCAGGAGGTTGCCCTCGATGAGGCAGTCGCTGAACTTTCGGAGGTTCTCGCACTCCAATCCCGCAAAGGTAAGAACTCCAAGATGGGAGGTATGATCAAGAGAAACCTCTCCGCAATGGTGAAGGCTCGAGTCCCGGGGGCTGCACAGTTGAGCGCCTTCATCGAGGCTATGCGTGATTTCTTCGGGCTTCAACTTCGACGCGCTACCATTCTAAAGAAAGCAGTTCGCGATGGTAATCTCGATCAAGCTCAGATTGATCAACTCACGGACATGCTGGTGGGTAAAGACTCGCAAGAGGTATTCGAGCAGGAGCGTGATGCTGTCCCCGTTGAAATGATCGACGGGAAAGAGGTGGACGTTCCATTCTCCCCGGTTCCTCTTTCAATCGCGGAGGCTAGTGAGATCCTGCCCGGTGCAGAATATATCTCTCCTGAAGAGGTGCGATGGGCTGATATCGATGGCCCGGTTGTGATCGGGGCGTATCACGGGAGCACTCATACCATCGACCGATTCTCGTCTGAGCGAGAAAATTTAGAGAATGATTTCGGTGGAGGGATCTACGCGACCACTAGCCCCGAGGACGCTTCCGCTAACTACGCAGGGGAAGGCCCGGATCTGACATCTCGCATCGAGCAGAGAGCGGAGGGTCTCGCTGCGGATATTGAATCCCAGTTCGATGAGAAAGGGAGGCAAGAGGTTGTCGATTCTCTGTATCGTTCACTCGGGGATCTTCGTATTGCTTCCGCGGAGGTGGCGGACATGTCCGATGCTGATGCTGCATTTGAGATCGCTCAGGTGATCTCGAAGCGGGAAATGGTGGGAGAAGGAGGGCGCATCTATCCTCTCTACTTGCCAATGAAGAATCCAGCCGTCATCGAAGAGGGCGGAGGAACATTCTACGATCCGAATGAGTTGATTGAAGAAGAGATGGCTGAATACCGGGAAGATGCGGAAGAGGAAGTCATGACGGTTTACAGTGTCGAAAAGTCCGAGCTAGATAACTACGAGGAGGAGATTCGAGAGATACAGATGGAGATGGTTGACTCTAATCCCATCTATGAGGCAGCGGATGAAACGGCAAACCTTTACGGATTAGACGCGCAGAACTTCGGCGAGGTTCTGAATGAGGCTGCTGTCGAGGGGGCTTACCTCTACCAGATTGAGGATGCGATGCGAGCCAAGGAGGAGCTATCCTATGCAGAGTCTGAGGATGGCAGCATGATTGGCGTGGGGGAGATCATCAACACATTCTTCCAGAAGCTGGGGTATGACGGCATCATTGATCGTCGGGCCAATTCCAAATTTGGATCAGAGCGGAAATCAGGTAAAGCGATGGAGGGGATGGATGAGAGCACGGTTCACATCATCGTCCCTACTGACACAGCTAATCGTCCTCGCTCAGGATTCAATCCAGAGATCTCCTTCTCCCCGGGTGATGCTCGTATGTTGGCGGATCCTATTGTTGAGCAGATCTATCTCAAGGAGACTGACAAGTTTAAGAAAGGCGTAAAGTCTGGTCGGATCAAAACGAATTCAGACATACGTGACTTTATCGGCAAGCACATGGTGATGCACCAACCTGATACCGCAATGGCGGGAGAGGTTAGAGTGGATGGTGAGTCATTCGTGAAAGGCAAGGGAGGAGTATACTATCCAGTCATGTTCTCTAAGGAAGGATACTTTTGGGCATCCACGGCAGCAAAGGCTGATGAGATGGCCGGTGCTCTTAATGAGATCAGCGATAGGAATGGGGGAAGTATCTACATGGCTCTCACCTCTGCGGATGTGGACAAGCTCTTTAGTTCGACAACGATGTCGGTAGGCACAATGAATTTCTTTAAGAAGCTCGCCACTAATCCCCGGAAGTATGGGATCACTGAGAAGCAGCTCAATAAGATGCTTATCAAAGCATCCAAGACACAGATTGTTTCCAAGGTGCTTATCAAGGGGAAGGATGGTAAACCTGCTCTAAACAATAAAGGAGAGAAGACATACAAGGTTAAGACTCAGGAGTTCGGTAAAATGTTACCCAAGGGAACAGATCTCAAGCAGACCGTGCAGGAGTTGGAGGGATGGTTGCAGCCATTCAGTAATGATAAGAGCACGGGTTCTAGCTTTGATGTCCGAAAGGAATTCGTCTTTAATTTGATGCGACAAGCATCAACACACCTTAATGCGCGACCAGCCAAGGCTGAAGCTGTAGCAAAGCTATTGACGCAGGACAGCAACAAGTATGTCAAGGGTGACCTCGCTAGGAACAAGCTTGGATTAGCAGCATTCGTTCAAGGGCTTGGTGACATGTTGTCTGAGCCACTCACCAAGACGTTCCAGCAATTTGGCGACAAGGGAAAAGGATACATCTATGCAGTGATCGAGATCGAAGGCAAAGTGAAGGCGATCGATACCAAAGAGCACGAGTCTTATCCCAAGGCAATCGTGAGCGCGGAAGGCAAGCTTCCCACTGTCCATGTCATGAAGGATGGCTACCATTGGACAGATGTCGTTCAGGAGAAAGACTCTGGAGCGCGAGTGGAGCGTGTAACGAAAGAAATGAACAAGGTCTATCCCACGGGAGGTTTCTCCGCTTACAAGGGAAGGCCACTTCAGTTCGGTGATGTGCAGGAAAACGCTGAAGGTGTGAAGCTTTCCTTCTCCCCCGGCGACTCCCGCATGCTGTCAGATCTCTCTGAGAATGTCATGCGTAGGGTTCGCGCTCCAGAGTCCCGGGCGGTTGTCTTCGAGCAACTGGTTGATCGTATCGATGCGCTGAAGCGTGATATCGCCAAGATGATCTTCGGTGGCACGGTTGAGCAGGAAGCTATCCCTGACGCTCGCTCGATGAAGTCACTGAAGAAGGAGGCAGCCATGCGTCAGGCTCTGAGATACGAGGAGTTGGAGAATGAAGTCCTTTCTAAAGAGGGGCAGGCTCTGGCTCAGGGCGACGCTATGACGCTCAAGGATATGCCCCTTCATGGTTACATCGCCAAGCCCGGGAAAGGTTTGGCTGGTGGAGCGATCGAATCCAGATCCTCATTCACTAAGCGCACAGGAAGAAAGCCCGGCGCTGAATACGAGGGATCTGAAGGGATGGTCTCAGGACTTATCTTTGGCGGGATGCGTTCGCCGGATCAGATGGCTAGGGAACTGTATGACGAAGGGATCATCGCTGAAGATTCCACTGGGCTCATGTGGGAGATGTTAGCTTCGGAGCGAGCATCCATTAAGAATCAGCAAGAGGATTTTAAGAAGGCTTTAAAGCGTATCGCTGAAGTTAAGAAGCAAGCTAAGGCTGAGGCGGACGCATGGCTGGAGGCGGAGGTCGCCAAGCAGAAGAAGCATTACAATCCAGTGGCCCGTATTCGTCGCTCGCTTGTGATGTATGACGCTCTGCTCAAGACATTGCCACCAGAACTCCGGGGTAAGATGGGCGGGTTCGTCCAGATCTCCAAACTGAATAGCGATAAGAAGCGCCTCGAGTTCCTTCAGGAGAAGGTGGAGCAGTTGGATAAAGAGGTGGACAAGTGGATCTCCGGGAAGCATCTCACGCAGATCAATAAAATTTTCGAGGCTAATAAACCTAAGAAGAAGAATAACGGACAGTCTAAGGTTAACTCTGATGCGCTATATGCGGATCAGGTCATCGAGATCAAGGCGATGTCCGAGATGACTCAAGAGGAGGTCGATGCAGAAATCGAAGATATCGATGGCGATATCGAGAAGAGTACTGAGGAATGGGAGTTGGAAGAGTTGGTGACTCGTCGAGACAAGTTATCTGTCTTCGGCAACATCGATGGCATGAAGGCAAATGCCTTGGGTGACTTCTATCAGAACCTCAACACAATTCACAAGCAGGGCAAGCTGCTGAAGTCTATCACGGACGCGCAATTCAATGCATTCCTCGAGGAGACTGTGAACATCGTCAATGAGGATGTGACTGGTGGCCAAGGGCAGATCAGTCAATCGGAGGCGAAACGCTTGGATGAAGGCCGTAAGAGTAAGACGATTCCGTTGAGTGTGATCGGCGCGGAGGATGTGGAGATCGATGGGCTTTCAGACTTCCATCGGAAGAACCTCTCGTTTGAGTGGTTACTGAATGCTATCTCTCGCGCAAATAAGGCGGTAGAAACGATGAAAAGCCTGACGAATGAGCGACTGGGAACTATGGTTCACCTAGCGACAACAGCATCTGATCGAGGAGAGATGGCGGTAACAGAAGAGTATCGAGATTCTCTCGCGTCCATCTTTGGGATCCGGGCTGGTGGTCAAGCCAACATCCTTCCGACACTTGAGAATAAAATCTCCTCCTTAGAGAAGGCGGGAGAGACTAATGTGTTCAAGATGGAATACGAGGGGGATGGCAAGTCTAAAACCAGAACCATCCCGATGAGCAAGGTTCAAGCTATTATCGACAACAAGGCAACTCTTGATGGACTGGGTCTCAGCAATGCAGACTGGTCAGCGATCAAAGCGAGTCATGCGGAACTAATCAAAGGAAGGCAAGCTAAGGAGGATGCAAAAGCAGAAGCTGCGAATCGCAAGCCGAAGAAGGTCACTCTGACTGCTAGTGCTAAGATCACCTATGAATCCCCGGTGGAGGGTGAGTCTAAGCCGATGTTTCTGTCACAGTCCCAAGGCATCAACCTCTCCATGTTGTGGAGACAGGATGGTCTGAAGGAGTCGATGGAACATGAGGGATACTCGGAGAAGACTATGGAGCAACTGGAGGATTTCCTCACGGATGAGTCGAAGAAGATTCGCGATTGGCTCACCATTAAATACGACGAGAACTATCACAAGATCAACAAAGTCTTTCGGGCTCAGAATGGATTCAGCCTTCCCAAGATTGATTTCTACGCTCCTGCTTTACGCATGGCGAATAAGGAAGCGAAAGACATGAGCATTGATTCTCAGGGTCGGCAGGCCATGTCAGTGAGTCCCGAGTTCACGATCACTCGAACTAAGAATCGAGCCCCAATGGATCAGACGGCGGGAGCTTTAAGTATCTACATGTCGCATGCCTTGCAGACTAACCACTATGTTTCTTGGGCTGATACCGTGAAGGTGTTGAGATCTGTTTTTGCGAATAAGGATGTGCGAGCAAACATTAAGGGATACGTGGGAGCGTCTGCTCTCCAAACTATCGAGGAGCGTATTCAGTGGTTCGCAGATGGTGGTAACCGCAAAGCTACCCACATCAGGCTCATGGATTCGCTGCGAGCTGCACACACATACAACTCCCTTTCATTCAAGTGGTCTATCCTCGTAAAGCAGTTAACATCACTTCCGGCATACGCTTTCGATATGGGCTTTAGAGACTTCTCAAAATATGGGATGAAGTTCTTGAAGCATCCCATCAAGAATCTCAGGAGCATGAAAAATACAGACTACGTGAAGACTCGATTCAAGAAAGGATATGAGCGAGATGTGATCGATGGTCTTAACAATCGCGGGAAAGCTTCAATGATCAGGAAGGCGCTTCAGGTTGGTATGATTTCTGGCAAGATAGGTGACATTATCCCGGTGATGATCGGAGGATGGATTGCTAGAGAGCAGGCTTACGATTCTGCCAAGGCTGCTGGTTTATCTGAGGCTGACGCTCAACGAAAAGCGGAGATCACTTTTGAGATGGTTTCAGATCGATCGCAACAGGCGGGTGGCCTAAAGGATCTATCAAGCTTCCAAGGTGGTGGATCTATATTCAAGCTATTCACCATGTTCAAGACATCCCCTCGCCAATACTACGCGAATGTTTACGAATCGCTCCTCGATGCTGATGGTGTCAAGGGGTTGGTCAAGGGCACGGGGAAGAAAGGGAGTCGAGCACAGTTCACTAGGCGATTCTTGATCTCTCATGTTATGCTCCCGGTCGCATTCCAATTCATGAGCGATATCACTCGCATGGGTCTCCGTCCCGATGATGAAGATGACTTCTCTTGGGATAGCTACTTCAGAGCAATGCTTCTCGGCCCCTTGAATGGAGTCTTCATTCTCGGTGATGCTGTCGATCTTATCGCGAGCGCAGTAGCCGGGACTCATATGTGGGAGAAGGTTCTCCCGATTCTGGGTGGCCCGAGTGAGATAGCTCGCGGAATCTACGATATTGGGGACGGTGATTTCTTGGAGGGTATTGACGATATTGCACGAGGAATCGGCAAGATGACTCCCTCTGGGTTAACCTTCTACGATATCTTGACTGACGAAGCGAAACGGCTTCACCTCCTAAAGTAAATCGGTGCAGCAATCCTATCTACTTTTCAACCTGAAAACATTAAACTAAGAATTAAATCATGTCCCTACCAGACGTTACTCCCATTGCCTCGTATGATGGAAACAATAGCACGAGCACTGGCTATCCCTTCCCCTTCAAAGTGCTGTCTGCATCTCACGTCAAGCTATACATTGACGGGGTGACATCCAATGATGCCATGACTATTACGGGGGTTGGCGATGAGGCTGGTGTAACTATAGCCACAAGCGTAGCTTACCCACAGGAAAAGCGGGTAACCTTTAAACGAGAAGTCCCATTCTCTCAGGAGACGGATCTCGTCGATGGTGGTCTTCTCCGGGAAGAGAGCTTAGAGAGCGCCTTCGATTACGGAGTGATGCAGACTCAGCAACTCAAGGAGGACATCGATCGATCGGTAAAATTTGCCCCGGGCACGACGATTTCTTCACTCCAGAGCGTGCCCAGTTCCACGATCGGGCAGGATGCTAATGGGGATTTGGTAAGCAGGACGGTTTCCGAGGAGATCGCCCATCTCGGAATCTCGGCATCGGTGAATTCTGCAGCAGCCTCAGCAGCCGAGGCAGCAACTAGCGCCACAGCAGCAGACACAAGCGAGACTAACGCAGCGACCAGCGAGACCAATGCAGCCACCAGTGCCACAGCAGCAGCAGCCAGTGCTACCGCAGCAGAGACCAGCAATTCAACAGCTACGACAACTCTTGGAGATCTCGCCAGCAAATCCTTCCCGGTGTATCGCATCGTCAGGAAAGCGGGTGAGCCGGGCATCAGTTCTGATCTGACTATAAACTTCCCCGGGGGCGGATCCCTCGTTCTGAAAGCTTCCGCGAGACCATACACGGAGCCTAACTCAACCAACGCTGAAGGCGGGTACGATGCTCAAAGTTACTTTGGAGATATCATCAACATCATCAATGGGGATGTGACTGATAATGAGACATGGTCAAACGGGTCTGCCGATCATCTCGGTCTAGGCTACGGGGTGACAAGCGTCAGCAATCCTGCACCTATTCCCGGTTGGACTGCGAAACTCGCCACGGATGGCGGGAACAATGTCGATACGGCCATCGATCTCACCTACACTGGATCAGATCCTACACCGCTCACAGTTCCTCTCCCCTTGGAGATCCTAGCTTCGACTGAGCTAGATCCCCCCAAGCTCCCATTCGTTGTCCACGACTTTGCTCAGACGTTGACTGATGATCAGAAAGCTCAAGCCCGGGACAATATTGGAGCAGGCAATTTCTCTGAAGTCGCGCCGATGATAGTGAAGGCTGGGATGGGAACTCCCTTCGAGGATCCTGATGTCGAGTCTGTCTTAACTGCAACCTCCACAACTGATGATCTTGGGGTCAATCATTACCGGAGACTCATCACTGGGCTGAAGGATCTCGGCATCTGGTCAAAGCTCGAAAGCGGGTTTCTTTTTGGTGACAACCATCAATCATCCTCCACCACACTCCAACCAATCAAGGGTAGCAATACTGCCACGGGGACAGGAACAAATAATGATTACGATGTCAGCCTGAATGGTACTTCTAATGGATACGTGGTATCCAACGCAAACGTAGACACCGCTGCCACCGGGCGAACCTTGGTGACGCTATACACGCATGACCAAGGCACTGGAACCAACGCGCTCATTTCAAACTACGAAGGAGGAACTAATCGAGGCATGGCGATGACTGTCGCGGGATCACCAATCGGAGGCTCTGGCGGATCTCTGGTGGATAATCTATACGGCATCGGAACCCTCACGGGTTCTACTGTCACCGCTATGCCGACCGTCAATGAAGCTAACGATGGGGAGTGGAGCTTTGGTGCACTAAGCCTTCTTGACGAGAACATCACGCTAATGGGTAACGCTCGCGAAGTTACCACGCTGCCACTCGCTACCGTCTGGGTGAATAGACCTAATTGGGGTATCGGCAAAAACCCGAATAGCAGCTATTTTCACACCGGCAAACTCGCCACCACGCTGATCTTTAAAGAGGGTTTGAGTAACGGGGAGTTATTCCAACTCCGCTTGCTTCTGGAGGCTATCTTGGCAGACACCGTTGACTTCCAGCCATGTATCGTGTGGGAGGGCAACTCGCTGACCGCTCAGAACTCAGGAGGAGGGACAGCTTTGGCCAATAAGGTCATGGCCAATTCCGCTTGGGACGAGGTGCGGTATGAGGTGCTAGCTATCGGCGGGGCTAAACAGACTCAGCGCGTCGAGGCGCAGTACTACAACCAAGCGCGGAGATGGGTGTCAGCAGGTAAAGCGAGGCGAATCTTCTGGTTATGGTCTGGGATTAACGACATTACGGCCTTGATCTCTTCGTCTGATATTATCGCATCACTCAAGCGTCAACTGCTTGCAGCGAGAGAAGATGGATTCTTCACGATCCTCGTTCCTCTCACCCCGGTGGCGAGCACGGGAGACGGCACGACCTACATGTATGACGCTTCACAGCAAGCTGCACTCACCGAGGTGAATGAATGGATTGCTGGCGAGGGAGCAGATATCGCAGACCAATTCCTCGATATCAATCTCATCGCTGATACCAATGCCGAGTTTGCAGACCCTACTGACTCGACCTACTACACCGCTGGCGATGGCCTACACCATAACGATGCTGGTCGCAATCTAATCCGCGACTACATCGTCGCAAACGTCGAAGTTCCAACCATATAAAACCATGCTAGAAAAACTAAAATCCAGAAAGTTATGGGCTGCTGTCATCACTGCTGTCATTAACATCATCGGAGAAGACATTGGCTTGACTCCTGATCAACTCCTTTCCATCACCGCTGTCGCTTCTGCCTTTATCATCGGGCAGGGTGTTGCGGATGTCGGGAAATCATAGAATAAGCAAATGAAAAAATTAATCGCACTCAGCATCCTGTCCCTCGGTCTCTCGTCCTGCACTGCGCTGGAGGGTGTATCTGGCACGCTCAACCTACCTCTACCTGACCGTCTCGGAGGAGGCACTGTTCCAATCACAATCTATCCCGCTAAATAATGAGGACTCCGCGACTTAACGAGGATGAACTTCGTGAGATTATTGCCGTGAATGGCGTTGATTCCACGGTTGTCTCGTTGGTCGCGATCCGAGGTTACTATCTCGACTCTATGGGGGAGCCGGGTCAGAATGATCGACGCTTGTATGACGATGCCATCTTCATCGTCCACTCTGATGGGGTCGAGCGTTATCAAGCGAACACTGATCCGAACGGATGGCGCAAAAAGACTAGCAGGCGAAAGGGGATGGCAATGCTCAAGACGGGCATCCACATCTTTGGCAAGGGTCTCCACAAGGGCGCTCAGGCGTTCCGTCAATGCGAGCCATTCACTGTACACCGTGACGGAGATGGGCGATTAGACTGTGGGTTTCACGGGATCAATCTGCACTCCGGGGGCTATAGCTCTACCTCCTCGCTCGGATGCCAGACAATCCCTCGATCTACTTGGAAACGCTTTAAGACATCTCTCTACTCTCTACTCGACGAGTATAAGAATCCGAAGAGGTCAAACGACTGGGGACACAATGTTCGCTCGTTCGACTACATCCTTCTCGACGAGACTGAGCGACGAAAGGGAAACCTCATCACATCTACACGATACATCAAATGATCACACCTATTATTATCGCAGCAATCGAAAGCCAAACCCCGCTCCTCATCTCGGCGTTGACCGTCCTCGCGGGAGTCATTGGATTGTTTTGGAAAATCATCCACTCAAATCATCGCGAGACCAAGGAGCGCGGTGATAAGCTTGAGGTCAAATTGGAAACGAACAACTCACAACTCATTAGCCTGACTGATGAGATGGGAGAGTTGAAAGGTCGGGTGTCGCTTGCTGAGGAAGTCTCTCCAAAGTTAGATTCACTAGCCAAGGGTATTGACGATCTTTCCGCTCAGTTGGTCAGGAATAAATAAAATGACTTAGGCATGCTCGTAAAATCTGCTGACTAATCCTTTTTCGGAGTGATACTCGTATCCAGTTGCTGCCCGGATAGATCCAAGGTAACCTTTCTCAGCATGCCATGCGTCAGTAGAGCAGAGCGCCGGGAGGTATTCCACGAGAAGTCCTCTCTGCTCCTCCCATCCATTGGCTGTTTGAGCAATTACCCGGGTTGGACTGTTCTTCTTTTTGTGATGGATGTGCCCCATCTTTAGATGTCGATGCTTAGTAACGCCCCAGTAAGTAGGAAACTCGGCTGCGATCACAGATTGCCATTGATTGGCTGGGACTCCATTACCGTGAGACCAGACCAGTAAATTATCTCCGTGGACGAGGCACTTCCGATCGCTCGCCTGCATCACCACATTGACGTTGTGACAGCGCGAATAGAAAGCTTTAAGGACTCTAGCGAGCCACACACACGAATGCCAATCATGATTGCCCTCGAGAACGACGATATCCACGTCCTGCCCTACTGAGCAAGCGATCTGGGTGACATCATAGCAGGCAGCTACAGCATTGTCCACGACCTGAGAGTAGCGTGAGTCGACATCGAGGACGTTGCCAGACTTCTCGGTGGTGCTCGATCTGTTATCTGAATGCAGAATGTCCCCGCCAAAGGTAACGACCACGCGCCCGGGCTTGCGAAATCTCCCGGCGAGACCCTCTGCTGTCTGTATCATGCGCTCCGTTGCTATCTTGGTATCGTAATTTTCGCCTGTCTCATCCTTATGGGCACGCATCCCGATATGGGTGTCGAAAAAACTAAGCTCCGCGAGTAGCTCCGGGTTGTCGGTTTTAGTGGTGCGCTTCTTGGGGACACGGGCCTTTCCTTGGACTCGCTCACAGAGGGACTCAACGAAGGCTTCCATGTCGGATGCTTGCGGAATCAATCGTCTCCATTCCTGAATAGGATCTCCGTCGGCATTGTATTGAACCGTGGTTTTAGCGAGGGACATCGTGGGGCTGATGGGTGCTGGACTTAACCATGAGGCATTGCCCTCGGACTCTGCTCTCCGCACATGATTGTAAACGGTTCGAACATCAACTCCGAGAGCTTTCGCGACCCTGCTCTTATTCCTAATCTGAGCAAATGCTGCGATCACCTCCTCGTGTTTAACCTTTTGGTTCATAATATTTTCTGCCTTTGGAAATTGTGGGGGAGGCAGCTTGATTGCCACCTCCCCCTCCGGGGTTAGTTCATCTAAAACGGAATGTCTTCACTTCCGTTGCTGGCTGCATTGGCAGCGTGGTAGGCAGAGCCCGGGTCGTTCGTTGGAGGAGCTGTTGCAGCACCGGGTCGTTCCGTCCCAGCCCAAGTCACATTTCCAAGGATGGCCCCCTTTTCTCCAGCGAGGCGCTCTTCCTTGGAAACGTCCTGCACAATCATGCCGTGCTGGCCGTATTGATCTTCGTCATCTCTGAGGAGGATGGTGGCATCGAGGTAAGTCCCTTTGCTCCCTTGGAATAGTCGATCCTTGTCGATTTTACGAACATCTAATTTCACACGTAATATAGCCATTGCTTTTTTTCTTTCTGTTTTTTTTGTTCTGTTTAGTTCTGCCCCGGAATTGCCCGGGGCGAGATTGGTTAAAGTTCGTCCTCATCATTGCGATCGAGCAGGAAGCATGCGACCATCAGACCGAAGGCTATCGCTGTCATCCACAAGGTGAAGTCGTTAATCATTTCCCTTCTGGGTTGGCGCTGTCATTGAGTACTTCCCGTATCCAGACTGAGAGGGTGAGTCCCTCGGCTTGGGCTTGGGAGACCCAGCGAGTTTTGTCTGTGAGTCTGCATCGAATCCTTACCACATCGGTCTTGGTGAATGGTCGTGGTTTTTTTTCTTTCATCGTAGGTAGGTCTTTTATGGTAGTTAGGTTGGGTTGTTGGTTATTACAAAGGAAGTCCATATTGTTCGAGATCATTAGTTACCCATGCGTCTCTCATATCGGGAGCATGGGCTGCTAGGTAGACAGTATAGTCGCCAACCCCTATTAGGGAGAAGTAAATCTTCTCCCCGGTTCGAGTAGTGTAGTGGTGCACCTTTGGCTGCTGTAGTGCTTCGGTGTTTGCTACTTCGAGCGTGTCTTGATTGAAATGTTGCATTAGCGAAAGTTAATGATTCTGGATTTGTCGTAGTCGTATCTGAGATTGAGTTGAGTCAGGCACTCCTCCTCAGTGCACCCGTCGATCCCGGTTAGGTAGCGACCACTGAGATACACTTGGTAGACTCCCCGGGAGTAGACCCATCGGGCTGAGAGTTTCCCGGCTGGGAGATCCTCTAGTTGATTGGTGAATGCTGATGTGATGATCATGGGCTTGTGAGTTGGCGGGGGGATCGAACCCCCGCCGGTTGATTGTTCGATTAGCTGCTCTGCGCGATGAATTCCTCGATGGACTTCAGCATTTCCAGAGCGTGCCCCCAGCCTTCGGCAAGCTTCATGCGATCATCAAGCGGGAAGCCTTCCTTGCGCGAAAGCTCGCGGGAAACACTGATCCAGATGTTTGAACCGTAAGGATAGCACCGCTCGACCTCGATTGTCGCGCCGATCTTCTTAGCGAGTCTACGAGACCTTCCGTAGTCGGGATCTTGTTTTGGCTTTGTTTTCCCAGCATTGAAAAGTCTGGACATTGCTTGGTTGTAGTATTCGTTCATTGTTCTGTTTTTCTTTTTTGACTGTCCCGGTTTCGCCGGGGCGATTCGTTGGGTTGTTTCCCGCTTACGAGAGAACTAATAACAGATGCTGGAATATGTGTCTACACTTTTTTTGATTATTGACGAAGAAAGTTCTGCAGCCCTTGATTTATAAGGGAAAGAAGTTCTTCCCGATTATCGTCAGGCACAGCAAATTTCCTGCACTTGCACTCTGCAAATGAGCAGCCGGGGTCGTATCGCATGACTGGGGCAACCTTGCAAACTGGACAAGATTGCACCTTTGCTTGCAGTCCTCGCTTCCTATTTTCGTGAGCTTCAATCGCATTCATGCCAGAGTTGGATCGATTTGCTGATCAGCGAGTTTAATCTGAGCACATCGCTCTGATTGATCTTTCCACTCTCGACCTTTCGTTCCACCGACTGCATAAGCTTCGAGATCGTAGACTGGTTGTGGCGACGCAGCAACATAGCGAGATTCTCATTCGAGATCCCGGTTATCTTCTTCACCATATACCCTGCGATCATCCTCTGAGTCGCTCGGGGTTCGTCGCGCCCGGGTTCGAGGAGGGATTCGACGTTAGTCTCATAAAACTCCGCCACAGCGCGAATGATTAATTCGGGAAGCGTCTTTGGTTTAATATCAATTTTATCCTGTAGCAGTGATGCAGCATCGAGTGCTCCTACTGTGAGCGTTGGTGGATTGTCAGTAAAATATTTCATGAACGGTAATAGCTTTGAGGTTCGGGTGGGTGAATGGTCTCAAATCTCTGGAAGTGTCCCATCAGAGCTAGGGGCAGTATCGAGTTGCGAGGAGCGTTGCGATATTTATCGACCGCGATCCCCTCGTGATTGATCTTCAATACCACATCAGCATCGTGTCCGATAGCGCGAGATCCCCGGAGCCTTCCCTCGTCGTTGATCTGAGCGGGTGAGATGACGGGGCATTTCAATTTTTTGGCCAACTGCTTGAGTCTTCGGGAGTAGGTTGCCAGTTCCTGCTCCTGAGTATCGCCAGACCTACGACCTCCATCGAGGAGTTGCAAATAATCGACCACGAGAAGGTCTACTCCACCAATCTCCGCCTCCATCTCTGCCTGAGCGCAAACGTAATCTATAGACATATTAGGTTGGTCGCTGATCAACAGCTTGGACTGGCGGAGAGTATCCGAGGATCGCTTCATTTTCATGAGTTCACCTTTGTCCATGCCCCGGGGCTTCATGATGCGACCGAGATCAATGCGAGATCGGCAAGACATCAGCCTAGCGAATACCTCGTCGCTCGTCATTTCGAGAGTCATAATCAAAACCCTCTTCCCGGCATCGATAGCTGGCACGGTCATCTGATAGGCGAGTGCGGATTTACCAGCGGATGTCTCCCCGCATACAATCCAGAGTTCCCCGGGGCGCATCCCTCCACCTAGGTCATCGAGTTGCGCGATCCCGGTTTCCTGTCCCGGCATATCCCCGCCATCCAATCGATCATTCATGGCTGCTAGGAAACGATCATATGACTCTTGAGCGTCTTGGAACGCTTTCTTTTTAGCCGTCGATAGCAATACTGCGTCTCTGGCCTCAGATAGCGATTTGAGAGCACTCTCAGCATCCCCCTCAGTCGCACTCGCAATCACCTTGTGAGCGCCTGAGATCGCAACACGGCGCGAATAACGCTCCTTCACGATCGACACATGCTCATTCCAATGCTGGGAATTTGTCGCGTAGCTGTAAATCGTCGCCAGCCCGGACGGGCCACCGACCATTTCGAGATCCCCGGAATTGCTCAGGCTTTCGGTCAGCGCAATTAGCTCAATGCTCTGATCATTCGCATCGAACTCGTTGATAATCCGAAGAAGCGTAGAGCATGCGTGATCGACGAATAGCTCGGGCGTGAGATCCTCGGCCTTCGCCTTGCTCACAAATTGCTCTGGCCTCTGGAGGATGACGGAGATCAGGGCTCGCTCCGCTCCCTCGGCTGCGATTGGCTTTTTGATTTTTGTTGGCTTCATGAAATGATTACAGTGACGAGGATTTGTTGGCTACGATCTTTTTTTGGTCAACGAAGCTTTTCGGATTGCTTCCGAAGCTCCAAGGTTTTTTGTGCAGCATCGAGTTGATGGATTTTCGTTTCCAATTTTTGACCGGCTTGCCATTTCCGTCGTGCCAGTTCTGATCGACATAGGTTTCAAATTGCTGATAGGCACAGCGAGTCGCCTGCTCGGGACTCCAGTCTGGATTACTCTTGGGCAACGTCTCGACAGCGTAGGCAATGAACTCTTCCCGGGATGGTGGAGATAGGGTCTGCTTCTTAGGTTTGGGTTCGAAGAGATCCTCCCCCTCAGACTCCCCGGAGGGAGTATTCTTCTCCTTCTTCTCCTTCTTTTCATTCTTGTTAGTGGTCGCTTGTTGGTCGTTTGTTGGTCGCTCGTTGGTCGCTCGTTGGTCGTTTTGTTGGTCGCTCTGCTGATACCTAGCATAGTTAACGATCTCAATAACAGTGCCTTGGCGAGATGTTTTGATGGTCAAAACGTTGGACGATTTTAGACGTTTTAGTGCAGTGCGAACCTCTCTTACCGAGCACCCAGTTTCGCGTGAAATTAGGTCTCTACCGGTGAGAAAGGTCCCGGCTTTCACGACGGTATCACGATACTTGCTATCCTTGTGGTTAGCCTTCAGTAGACAATACATGAAGACATGAGTCGTGTTCGGGTCACTAAACCACTGCCAATCCAGCAGGGCGCGATGAAGTTTAATCCATCCGCGACTACTCATTAGATCCCCCTTTCTCGATCTCCTCCCGGGCTTCCCGGATGAAAGCAGCAGCCTCCAGATTACTCATACCATCCTCATCATCCATCCGATCCCGGTGATCGAGGATGTCCTCCGCCATAGACTCAATATCGATAAGGAGCTTGCTGCGCTCCCACTCAGTGATGAACCGGGCAGGCTTGCTAAGGTAGCTCGCTTCGTTCAGGCGAGCCTCAAGAAGGCGATGAGCCTCCGATTTGATTTCTATAATGGGTTTCATTGATCAGTCTTCTTCTTCTTTTTCTTTTTCATTTAATCCTAGAGCTTCAAGATATTTCGTCGCAGCATCGGCTGCTTGCTCGAAATCTCTTAGCAGATCGACCTGATGAGATAGCATCTGAGTTGCGACCTCCAACTGGAGGCTCACCTCCAGTAATTGCATTTTCATGTGGGTGCACAACGGACAAGGAGTTTCAGGAGTGTCATCGGGCGACCAGTTCATTCTATCAATCATGTGTTAAGCTAGTTCGTTAATGGTTTAGGTTCTAGCTGTTCTTCTTAAAAGTTCCTCGTTTCATCGTGAACTTGTGTTTCGCGTATCGACCTTCAAACTGAGCTCCAAGGTCGATCATCTCTTGATGAGTCCGCGTACTCGCTCCCGCTTTCCTCGCCTTCATCACGCCATCCACCGTGTAGGTCGGCTGCGGATCCGTCAGTCCCTCGTAAGTCCAGTTCGACGCTTTGTAGATAGTTCCTTCATGTCCTCGCCACTGGTCGGCATAGGTGACGAGGCAAGGCCACTTCCGGGCGGGGATCAGTTTCACCGAACGAGCGAGCAGGAATGTGCAAGCATTCTTCGGCAGTCCCGGCGCGATCACCAGCCGGGACAGAGCAAGAACGCCTTGCCAGTTTTCGGGGTAGGTCGCCTCTGCTGCGCTTCTCGTCGGAGGTATCCACCATGCGATTCCTACGCAATCCTGATCCCAGAACGAACCTTTGGGGAATAGTCCGTGCAGGTAAGTGCGGGTGTTCGATGCGCCTCTCGCGTAATGGTGCGCTTCCACTAGACATCGCGCCACATCAATGGCGACGGGTCGCACCTCCCAGTCCGCTTTCCGCAACCGATCCGAAAAAGCAGAACAATTCATTCTATCAATCATGTGTTAAGCTAGTTCTAGCATCGCTATCGAGTAGCGCACCCAGAAGGGGCCATCGACGTTGTTCTTAGTTACCTCAGCCCAGACTGGTGAGCCATCCGGCCATTGGCCGACGAGGAATCTGGTGGGGTAATCGACTCCACCCTCGCACTCGAATGGTGTGCCTGTCAACTCCTTCGATCGATAAGCGAAAAACCAAAGCTGCTTCTTGCTAACACGGATGCTAGCATAGCTAAAATATCTCCGCTCTAGTAGCGTGGGATCGATTGCCTTGGGATGGAGTTCCTTAAAGGATCGTGATCCCCGGAGGAGCTTGTCGAGTTCCCCGTTAATGTCTGTATTGGTTGTATCTATCATAAATCGAAAAACCACCTGCCTTATTCCCAAAGAGACACTTGACGGAGCGCGGGAAAAGACAGGTGGTGAAATTTTCGATGATAGACGCTCCGTCAAAAGGTCTGACAGGAGCCTAGTCGGAATGAATGTATGGTCAATACCTTTTCTGCATTTTTTTTTCAGAGGTCAATGCGTAGCAGTTTAGACTACTCATAGGTAGATTATACATATCGGCATGCACTCTAAAGCCATTAGATGGATCTACATCCCCCTTTTTCCAGAATTCAGCTTGCTCAAAATATTCTTTTTTAGGCATAAATCCACACAGCCATATAGATGTTAAACCGTGATAAGTAGCGCCACACCCTTTTCCCCTTTTCTCCCTAAACGTAATAGAAATGAATGCATAAGTATCCGTCTCTTGATGCTTGCTGGTCTCAGCTATGGACACTGCGTAAGAAGGCCGTGGATCAACAGTCCTTCTTTTGGTCTTAACGTCTATTTTTAAACCATCTTTTATCAGATCATAGTTGTATTTCTCGCTGCCTTCATCACAAGAAATATTATTGCACTGCAAATCGTCAGCTAAAGCTATCTC